TGATATTTCGACCCACTGACTGGAACCCGACAACGACGCCCTTCTCATCGAATACCGCCAGGTCCATCCACTGCTGCCGGGCAACCCTTCCTTCCGCATCGACCACACGGACTTCGCAAACGGGACCGGTTCGTCCCGGCTGATCAGGCCGCGGAACACCACGTACACCGCGTTGGAACGCCTGCGCCCGACGTCCACCAGCCCGGATACGAACCCGCCACGCACTGCGCGGTTCGCGGTCACCACCACCAGGTCGTTGTTGGAATCCCCAACCTTCCTGGGCAGGGCTAGGATGTACCGACGGTAAGCATCTTCCACCCAATCCGGATTTTCGCTTACCAGTTCGCAGCGCGCGGTGAGCTCGGCGGCGTAGAGGGCCCTGCGCACGGTCCTCCAACGCAGGGGATCCTCCCCAGCGACCACCGCCAGCCGGCGACCGCTCCTCCGGAGGCTCTCCCCCATCCATTCGATTTCTATGCGGGGGTCCGGCAGCAGGATCGCCCCGCCTTTCTTCCATGGCTTTTCGATCACCGAAGCATCCGGCATTCCCAGGGCCTCACAGGCCGTTTTGATGATGGAAAACGCCGTATCCCGCACTATGCACCCCGCCCCATATCCGGACTACTGTTCAAAAACGTTCAAAACCCGTTCAAAAACGATCAAAATCATTTTTGCATCACAATATCCATGCCCCGCTTCAAATTGCCCTGAAGGGGCAAAATACGCCTTTTCAGCAATTGCCACCGAAAGCCCTTTTCATGCCCGAAAGCATCGTGTCCTTCGCCTCCTCCATGTCCTCCGCGTTAATCCCGATGAATGGCCGGGCGGGCATCGTCACTTGTTGGGCGGAAACCCACTTGCCCCCCACCTGGAAGCGTAACATCGCAGCTTTCTTGGGCTCTATCTCCCCCCCGAACTGGTGGATGGCGGCATATTCCTTGTTCGTGCCCACCACCACCGTCGTGGGGCTCGCTTCGTAAACGATGGAATTCTTGAGGGAGGCCGTTTCCGTAAGCGTCTGCCCGCCTTCGGATTTCGCGCGCGCGGACTCTTTCCACCGGTTTCCTTCCGGGTCGGTTACATCCTTGAACCGCTTCCTTGTGGAAGACACCAGGGCCTCCCCCACGGCTTCGGCCAGGTCCTGGGTCGTGCCCATGAGATCGGCCGCGCGGCCCACGGCGTTCGTGATCCGGCTCATGTCCATCCTGAAGGAGGTCCCCGTTTTACCCATCAGAATTTTCCCCACAGGTCTTCCGTGAACATCCGGTCCTGGGCGGCCACATCCACCCCGCCGGCCTCGGGAGCCCTGTCGTCCAGCCCGTACCCCGGCTTTCCTTCCCGAATGGAGTCCAGGTCCTTGAGCGCCTGCCGGTAGAGCCCCTGGAGCGGAACCCATTCGTTCCCGCTCGAAGCTTCGGTATCCATGAGTGACGTGATCTCGCCCACCAGCCTCCAGGCCGCGACCACCGCGCAGATCCTGCGCACCGTGGCCGGGACCGAATGGAGCGGAAGATCATGATTGGCCCGCAGGGCCTCGTCGATCTCGGCGCTCACCTGGGCGATCTGCCTCGCCGTGCTCCCCGGGTTGATCTCCTCGATCCGCGCCAGGTAGGCCTGCAGCAGGTAAGTGTTCAGGTCGGCTGCTTCGCAGTAGGCCATCGCGTCTCCTCTACCCTCCAGTCGCCCGTTAGCTCACCACGGTGGCCTTGCAGATCCCCTCCATGTTCGGGAGGGGGAACGGCTTGCTTTCTGCCACCAGCTTGTACCCGCTCGGGTCCTCGATCTTGATCGGCTTCACGAAAAAGGGCATGGGCTGCAGGTTTGCGTCCAGGTCGTCTACGGCGCAGTAAACCAGGCGGTGCCCGGAGTCGGTGGCGATCATCACGACGTCTTTATCGGCTACAGTCGGACTCAAAGTTCCCGTTTGTGGATTGCGGTTCTTTTCGATCCTCCGCTCGATCAGGTAGCCTCCGACATTGATCCCCTGCTGCGTCATTTCCACACGCAGCTTGGCCGTGGTGACGCTCGCCTCCGCCAGGGTGAAGAGCTTTTCGTAGGCGGTCTTTCCGGCCCAGATCTTCACCGTCGATCCGTATCCCTTTTCCTCGAGGGCCTCTTCCATGGCAACTAGCGTCATGTATACGTCCTTCAACTTGGATCCGTCGGCACTCCACATGGTACTCGGGGTCACGGAGAGAGGAGAGCCGAAGCTCACCTCGTAGGAATCGAACCCGCCCCCCTCGAGCTGCACGGGCCAGGCGAGCGTCCCGCTCAGCACCTTCGCGCACATGGCTTCCGTCGTCTTTCGCACCACCCGGCGAAGCAGTTCTGTTTTCTGGACCGCCCACGATTCCCGCCCCGCGGCTTTCAGCACCTGGAGATTATTGAGGTCCTGCCCCGTCACCTGGATGTTCGGCCGGATGGGGAGCGGCTCATAGAAGGAAATGCTCCCGCTTTCCGACGTGGCCGGGATGGAGGGAGCGCCGCGACGCACCACGGGCAGGGTGTTGGCCACGGACCGCACCAGGTCCGCGCCCACCACGGGAAGCCCCAATTGGGGACGGTCCGTGAAAATATTGTCCATGAGCGGCGTTCGGAGCGGAGGCAGCGACGTCAGGTAACGCACGATGCAATCCTTGGTGAATAGCGTCTTCAGATCAAACATGGCTTGTCACTCCTTTCACTACATCGCCCAGATGTCCTTGCGCGACAGGCGTTTCAACTCCGTTGACGAAGGGGCGGCCTTGGCGACCGCGCCCACCTTTAGAGCGTCCCGGCGCACGGTCCCGTGCAGGATGTAGGTGGCCGACGCCGTCTTGGCCGTATCCACCGTCTCATCGAGGACTCCCTCGATGGCCCGCGTGTAATCCGCCGTAACAGCCGCTTCGTTGGCCGGAGCCGCGTGGAAGGTAACGGACAGCGCTCCGGTGGCGTAGTTGATGGTCCCCTCACCTCCCGCCGCACTGCTCATCCGTCCCAGGCCGTCATCCGTAAGGGTCTCCGAGCTGCCCGTCACCGAAACGGTCCCCGGCTCGATGGGTGCCTTGGAAAGGGTGTCGGCGAAGGCTTTGTTGGTCCCGTTACCGGTCCCCACCGCTTCGTCTTCCACCGCCTCGTAGGGGATCAGCTCGTTCGATCCATTGCGGCTCAAGAGCAGCCCAACGGGCAATACCCCTTGCGCCGCGGCGGCCTTTCCCGAAAAACGCACGGTGCAATCCTTGGTGAATAGCGTCTTCAGATCAAACATGGCTTGTCACTCCTTTCACTACATCGCCCAGATGCCCTTGCGCGACAGGCGTTTCAACTCCGTTGACGAAGGGGCGGCCTTGGCGACCGCGCCCACCTTTAGAGCGTCCCGGCGCACGGTCCCGTGCGGGATGTAGGTGGCCGACGCCGTCTTGGCCGTATCCACCGTCTCATCGAGGACTCCCTCGATGGCCCGCGTGTAATCCGCCGTAACAGCCGCTTCGTTGGCCGGAGCCGCGTGGAAGGTAACGGACAGCGCTCCGGTGGCGTAGTTGATGGTCCCCTCACCTCCCGCCGCACTGCTCATCCGTCCCAGGCCGTCATCCGTAAGGGTCTCCGAGCTGCCCGTCACCGAAACGGTCCCCGGCTCGATGGGTGCCTTGGAAAGGGTGTCGGCGAAGGCTTTGTTGGTCCCGTTACCGGTCCCCACCGCTTCGTCTTCCACCGCCTCGTAGGGGATCAGCTCGTTCGATCCATTGCGGCTCAAGAGCAGCCCAACGGGCAATACCCCTTGCGCCGCGGCGGCCTTTCCCGAAAGAATCATGGGACCGTGCCCGTTGGCCCGCGCCCGCTCGTCGTCATAACTCACGGTTCCCAATGCTGCATTGATCGTCATTCGTTGCTCTCCTTCCGTCTCTGCGGCTCATGGCTTTATGCTACGAACCGTCACACGCACTTCGTCAAATCCACCAACTTATCCTTGTCCTCGCCGCCGTCCGGAGCGGCAAACTCGGTGGTCAGCTTCCGGTCGGGCATTCCGGAGAGCAGGTCGAAAAAATGCTCCACGGGAGGCTTCTTCCCCGACCCTTCCGAAAGCTCGATCTCTCCGCCAGCGCTCCCCAAAGAGAGGGCCAGCGTCTTCACGAGCGCGCGGTCCGTGGGCAGGATACGGTTTCCCTCGATGAGCTTTTCAATCCGACCCTCGATCTCTTTTTCCCTCTGCTTCGCCTGGTATGCCGAAAGCTCCGCCTCCATGGCTTCCCGTTTCCTTTTTTCCTCTTCCAGTTGCCTCTGCAGTTTTTCCACCGTCATTTCATCCCCCTTGTCTCCAAAATCCTCTTCCGAAAACTCGAATACTGTCGCATCACCTTCCTCCGCCTCGAACTTCACGCTCCGAAGTCCGGAAACGGCCGGGGCCGCGGCCCCCAGCAGCCCCACATGCCGAAGTGTTTTATCCGGGAAGAGGGCGATGGATACCTTCTTGTAGCGCCCCTGGGCCACCAGCTCCTTCACGCCGTCCGCCACCTGGGTGAACTTCCCCTGCAGGACGTCCCCGTTTCTCCGCAACGCCTCCACCCATCCATAGGCCGGAGCGTCGTCGCGCGGGTGGCCGAAGACGAGCGGGGCCTCACGTTTTGTAGGGTCGTAGCCCTCCACGATGGCGTCCAGGTCTCCGGCCGTAAACGTTACCTGGCGGCCGGACTTGTCCACCCATGTCCCGGTCCGACACAGATCGATCCATCCACTCATTTCAGCTCCGCTCTTGCATCCGCAATAAAACCTGTTAAAATCCCTCTTGAGTGGCGGCGTACCCTGAACCTCTCCGGGGAGGGGGTAGAAGCAAGGGTGCCGCCCGCCCGCGCGGCCCCGGATCGTGCGGGCCACTCCCGGCAATCATTCTTCCCTGTAAAGTAAAATCCCGGCCCTCTGCCGTTCCAGGTATTCCAGCATACCGGACTCATTCCCCGTCTTGGGAGTGAACACGGTGGCCGCATGCCACACTTTCCCTTTCAACAGGTTGAAAACCGCGAATCCCCCTATTTCATGATTCCGAAACGAAAAGAGCCGTATCAGGCGGAGCACGGCCATGGGTCTGCCCGACACTTCAGCCGGTACCCTCCACACCTCGTAGGGATTCAGGATCGTCCTGGCCAGGAGCTTCACGTAGCGTTCCCGTCCCGATTTCTTGACTTTCCAGTCCCGCGTGGACTTGCCCACGAAGAACCCCTTGCCGATGACCACCGGCGTCCCGTCAGGAAGCTTGTGAATCCTGGTCCCATCGAGCTTTGAAATCCCGAACTCCTTGAGAAATGCCAGCACGTACTGTTCGTCCTTGAGTCCGCTCGCCATGATATCGTCATCGACTACCGGGAGCAGGTGCCGTGCATCGATGCCGGAGAGGGGAGGGCGGCACGATTCGGACGTGAGCTGGACCGTTCCTTTTCCCTTCCTACAGAGCGAACCCCGGAAGAGGTCCAGGATTTCGCCGCCCTCGAGCTCCGAGGGCGTCAGCGTCGAAAGCCAGTCCTTCGCCGGGTGCGTCGAAAACCCAGGGTCCGGCATCAGGAGCCTGGCGAGCGTCTTTCTGCCGGTAACAGGGTCTATCGGCTCGACAAGCTTGCCCGTGATATCCTCGGTCTCGACCGTGAGCCCCTCGCGCTCCACCTGCCGCTCCGAAAGCGTCCTCACCCCACATCGACATCTGAACCCATTCGGCGGGTACCATGTGTTCCAGAATGGATGGTCCGCCGGGTAAATCTTCCCATCCATGGCGCGATGCGTGGGCCGGGTCCTGGAATCGTTCACCGCATCATATTGCCAGTAGGGGCGAGACTCCTTCACCCTCTGCATCTGGGCGAAACGCCCCAGGTGGTAGGCCGTCTGAATATTGGTCCTGAAAATATTGTCCAGCCTGAAGGACCTCCCTTTTTCCGTCCAGCCGAGAGCGTCCCACACCTCCTGTGTGTCCTGCTTCCAGCTCCCAAAACTTCTCCCCTCCGAGAGCGCCTTGAAGAGCGATCCGCATAGTTCGTCAAGGAGATCCTCCCGGCTGATCCCGGAAACCGTAAAGGCCCGCGAACGCGCTTCCAGCTCGAGGTCGTAGAACTCCCGAGCCTTCATGGGGACCTTGGTCCTCCAGTAGGCCAGGGCCTCCCTGGGAGGCAAGGGAGTTACGGTGACTCCAGCCATCAGTTTTCGCCTTCCGCAAGGACCGTGGTCCGTCCCCAAAGATTGGCCGCCAGGATACCCCTCAGCAGCACGTCTCCCAGCTCATCCTTCCGCCCCGCCTCCTCGAAGATTTCAGCCAGCAGCAGCAGGAGGTCTTCCGGGGTTTGCGCCATCTGGATAGCTTCATCCACCCTGGCTCGCAGATTCTGGGACACCGCCAGGGCTTCATCCAGGCACCTGGCCGCCAGGTCTTCTATGGCCTGCTGTTCCGGGGTGTACCCTCCCGAAGCGCCCGGAGGCGCTGCCATAGCCGTGCCTTCCCCCCCGCTCTCTTCGATATTCCCCCTTTGAGGGGGGGCAGGGTGGGGATCCGAGGCCATCGTGAATTCGTCGCTCTCCAGGCCGTAACGCCTCTCGAAATGCACGGGCAAAAACCAGACACCCACCGAATGCAGCTTACTGTCGAGCTCCGCCAGCTCCTTCAAATCTTCCGGATCATCGAACTTGAACGCAGGCGTAATGGCCGAAGCATCGTTGATCTGCCCGTAAATCCAGGCCACTTCCTCCATGAAGGTGCAGATTAGCGCCCCGTCAGCCTCACGGTAGTCGTCCAGGACGCTCAGGTGAGTCTGGGCCGCCGCCAGGCTCCCCGTGCTCCCGATGTCCGCTGTAAGCGTCTGACCCATGAGAACGAAGGCGATCGCCTTGTCCATCCGGTCCACCAGCGCCGAGTGCAGGTCGCCGGACGCCTTCCCGTCCGCCGAATGAATTTCGACCTCGCTCCCCCCCGTCACCACGGCCACCGCGTCCCGCACCATGGCCGACAACCGCGAGAGCATATCGGCCCGCTCCTTTTCATCCGCCCCCTGCCGGGCCTTTCCGATCACCCAGGGTACCCCGAACTTTTCGCAAAGGGTCACCCAGAACCGTATGCCGCCCTTCTTGATGGCCACCGGCCACAGACACCGGCTGAGGAGCCGCAGCCCGTAAGGGTTCGTCGCATCCGGAAAGTGTCTAGCCATCACCAGCTTCCCGAAGGGGACTTCGCCGGCCTCGTCGCCCAAAAACACGGGACGGTGAGCGGCATTGAACCCGAACCATTCGTGCGGGCGCGGCTTCAGGTCCACGATGTGCATCCAGCCGCCCTCGGCCCGCCACAGGACCTCCACCGGGGTGAACCCGAAGTAGGGAGCGTCCAGCACCTGGCTGAACACATTGTAGAGGTCCACCCGCTCAAGGTCTTTTTTTAGGGCCATGGTCAGGGCTTCCGATCTCTTGTCCGCCTTGCCTCTGTCGCCGCTCCATGGCTCGAAGGCGAAGTTGCGCTTCTTAAGTGTGCCAAGCTTCCGGCTCTGGATGCAGCCGATCACCTTGTCGTCAGCAAGCAGTTCCCGCAGCACCCACACCCCGTCTCCCGACTTTCGCAGCACCGGGTCCGGGTCGGGCATGCTCCCGAGCCACGACATGGGGTCGGACCCCACGCCGAGCGATGCGTAAAGCTCGCCCTGGAGACTCTCCAGCCTGGCGGACGCGCTCGCTTTTGATGAGAACAACCTGTCCATGAACCCAGCCAGCATGTCCTTTGCCCTTCCCACCCGCTTTCCTTTCTTGATGGCCACCCAACAAACATCGCCATGAGCCGACGGCCCTAGTAACCGGTCATCATCCGCTCAGACTCGCGCGGCATGGTCGTCATCACCCTCAAGGGCTCCCCTGGGTTCATCCCGCCGTGGAGCGAAAGCATGTGCGCCCAGAACTCGTCCGCGTGCCCCACCTCGGAGCGGTCCGCGTCGAACCTCGGGTTCCCGGCCGCCGTCATCACCTTTCGGACGCTGTGATGCGACTCCCGCACACACTTTCCCACGGGGATCCGCACCAGCCGGTCTTCAAAGAGCTTCTTTCCAAACGTAGCCAGCTCCTGCTTGGCAGCCGCCGTGAAAAGCACCCCTTCAACGACCCACCCGTAACGCCACCGGGCGTCTTCCACCATCTTTTCGCCCATCCCCGTCTGGTCCATGCAAATCCGGCTCACCCGGTACGACCGAACGATCCGGTCCAGCTCCGCGTCCTGATCGGCAAAGCTCATATTCTTCATTCTCACCACTTCCCGCGTCCAGAACACGTCGCCCACCCGTTCGCACGCCCAGATGACCGTGAGGTCCCTCCGGCGCCCAATGTCCATCCCGACGTAGCATTCCCCGCCGGCGTACATCTCCGGTTTGCCCGCGTCCACGTGCTCGGCGCTCGTGATCAGCTCCCAGGTGAGCCATGCCGTGGCCTCGTCTACCGGGTTGCACATGTACTCCTGCTGCCAGGTCTCTTCGTCTCCGGCCTGCTCGCGGCATTCCTCCAGCCATTGCCGCCGCTCGGCATCCGTCAGCACCCGCCCCATGATCCGGTCCGCAAGCCCCTGGGCCACCGCGTCCTCGATGGTGATCGTGTGCAGGCTCCAGGCGTTGCCCTGCTTCGCCTCCTCCACCATCCGGTAATACCGGTTCCCCTTTCCGTTGTAGGTGGATAACACCCGCACGGGGAACCCCCACGTGATGACCGGCAGGGCCGCCTTCCAAAGCTCTTCGGGCTGCTTGTGGAAGGCGTACTCGTCCAGCACGAGCTTGCCGCCCTTGCTCCGGAACGCCTTCGGGTTGCTCGAAAGCGCGTTGATCCGCTTCCCGTTGGCGAACTCTATGGTGAGCGCCTTGATGTCGTCCTCGCGGCTGATCACCGTCTCGCCCAGCGCCCTGGCAGCTATCTTATAGAGGTCCGTCCACTGCTCGCAGTACCGGATGTATTCCTTGGCCGCCGATTCGTCCGCAGACGAGAACCAGATATCGAGGCCACCGTCCCGCCTGGCGCAGTCCACCACGTCCTCGTAACTCTGAGCGTACGTCATGCCCACCCGGCGGGACTTTTCCACGATCTTGAACCGAGAGCGGTCCTGGACCCATTTCGATTGGTATGGCAGGAAATATTTCGATCCCGGATCACTCATCAGCGCACGATTCCCAACACCTGTTCCTCGATCTGGCGAATCAAATCCTCTGAAAGACCACCGGACCGTGCAGCCGCGGCGATCTCTCCGGCCGTCTGCTCCACCTTGCCGCGAAGCTCCTTTTTGAGCTTTTCACGCTGCACGCTCGATGACTGGAGTTGTGCCACTCCCTTCATGAGAGACGCGCTCTCCTTCGCATCCAGATCACCGTCGAGCAGGCACTCCAGCGCCCTCTGCATCAGGATCTTGCTCGTGGCCTCCTCGAGCACCAGCCCATCGCCGACCTCCGAAATCAGCGCCCTCGACTTGTCCTCTATCACCCTGAGTCTGCGGTACGAGTCGAGAAATTCCTTCCCGTACCGGCCTATGGCCGATCGACTGATGTCATACCCAGCCTCGTCGAGGAACGCCTTGATGTCATCATAGGTGCACCCGCCCTCGACAATCAGCCGATCCACCTGTTCGCGGATTTCCACAGGCAACTCGTCCTGGATGCGCCCGTGGCGCCTGACTTTCGCGGCCATCATTCAAGCTCCCGCTCAAGCTCGTCCACGTCAGCGCTGACCTTCAAGTACTCGTGCCTGATGCGGTGAAGTTCCGTCACCAACTCTAGTGCCAGATCGGTCTTCAAGTCCTTGAGTGGCATGACGGATGCCGGTTGTATGATGTGCTTCAATCCGGTGATCACGCCTTGTGCGCGAGTCGCCAGTGTCATGCGATCCCTTTTTTTTTCGTGGAGAGCCCCCTTCAATATCAATCTATCGCTCATCATTCCCCCCGCCTTGAGCCTTCAACATCGTACCCGGATGTCGTCTTGTGCCTCACGAGCGGACAATACTGGTTGGTATCAATCTTGCCCTCCACCCGCACCATGATCGACGTCACCATCAGGCACACTTCCTGCTGATTGTCGCAAATCCGGTTGAACGCCTTCACCAGCTCCACGTTGTTCTCGTACCACCGCTCCTGTTTCACCATGTGTTCGCGGTACTGTTCCAGCATCTCCATCGTTTTCCTGGAGTCCCACCACCACATGAACAGCACCAGTCCTGGCAGGCCAAAGCCAGACAGTATCTGGAGCACCTCCTTAATTGCCATCGATTCCACAATTAAGCTTCTTTAATGAGCGCAACAGCCATCTCGATGGCTAGGTTGATTGCCGACGTACTGATCTCTTTCCCCTCACGGATCGCAGCCTCCTTGATCCGCGAAAAAGCGATACTGCGTTTCTCCTCGCCAGTCAGATTACCTGCAGCCAGCTCCGATACCACCGCCAAAGCCAGGTCCCGGATGCTCTCCACGGCCTTTCCGGCCAACGTGGCGGCTACCCTCTGGAAGAGTCCGCTCCCCTTGATCCAACTGAAAATCTTTTGAAAAATCCACATCTGTTCTCCTCACTCCATCTTTCCATGGCAGTTTACACCCACGAAGAACGTCCCGATCTTCACATCACTCAACCGGGCCCCATCCTCCCATCTCGGGATTACCTTTACGAAAGGCCGGCAATCCCAGCCTCGCGCTGTGCACGAGCTTGTCAACATGACCGACACCAGGACCGCAAGCATGGCAATGCGAGTCCTCAACTCCACGGGTCCCTCAAATTAGGCTTCGAAATAAGCGTGCTGGTGAAAAACCGCCTCGAAACCCAGATAAAAATACCCAGCAAAGCCATGATCCTCGAAAACATCCCCTCCGGGACCGACACGTTGAAGTCCGCGAACAATCCCAACAACATCGACTGAGTGAACGGATCCTGTATCGCGGCCAGCAGAATGATGATCTTCGCCCCCCATTCGATCTTGCTCTTTACGGGCGGCTTGGCGGGAAGCTCCACCTGTGCCGTTGACTGTGCCATTCAAACCTCCTTCCAGAATAGGTGCCGGCCGATCCTCCGGCAGAAGACCATCCTCAACGACCTCGTCCAGCTGGGACGGATGGACTCCGAGTGGTAATGCGTGGCTCCATGCGTAGGGTCATCCGCCCTTCGCTCATCGGTGGACAGCTCCAGCAGATATGCTGCAACGTCCCTGCAAACAGAAATGGAGTCATCGTTCAGTTCTGGCCGCGTTAATTTGGCGAAATTCGGATCGTCGGTATTGAAGCACGAGAACTGTTTGCTCCTCAAAATCACGCCCTTCAGACCCTTGCCGAATCGTCCGTCCTCACGCCGGTTAAGCACGACATGACCGACGGCGCTCATGCCATCGATCCCCTCACCTCTGGCCTCCCCGTAAATACACCTAGCAAGCAACTCGGTCTCATCGAGTCCCTTCAAATACTCTAAACCTCCTCGTTTCGTGGCCGGCAGACTCACAAAAGGACCTCCCTGTGGGTTGATGGTGATTTTTTCCTCATGCCATCAAGTGTTAATTGAACACCAGCTGTTATCAATGGGCTATCCTACAGGATGGACAGAATGGACAAAAAAAGGGCGACCCACAATGGATCGCCCTTTTCCGTAGGGGCGAATGATTATTCGCCCCTCTCCACAAAACCGATTAAGCGTTTGTCCAAAAAAAAAAAAAATGGCCGTGACGAGTGGTGCTAAGGCAAGTAAAGCGGCCCCCCCCCGACCTCACGGTATCCGGGCCACTCGCCACGGCCACATGTCTCCCGGCTGGCCGGCTGAGAAATCGGGTCTGGCGTTCGTCGTTCCCCTTTCAGCGGAAGCCCCGCAAGGGCGGGAAGCCCTCTCTACTTTCTTAGCGCCATCCATCCTGCCAAAATGGAAAGCGCTTTGCCAATCTTTTTGTTTGAAGGGTTCAACAAGCCGCTCCGTTCCGGTTGAACTCAAATTGAGGCCGGTTGCTGAGTCTCCCGAAAAACCTTCAAGCATTTACGGTTTACATACCGACATTACCGCACGCAACGGCCGACCACGCGGCCCTGCTTGTCATAAAAAACCGTCTTGCCCTTGTATGCCCTGGCCGTACCGATCACCCTGCCCCGCTCGTCCTGAAAGACCGTCTTGTCTCTATACGTCCTTGCCGTTCCCGTCACCCTGCCCCGCTTGTCCTGAAAGACCGTCTTAGGTGTCTTTGCGCAATCGCCAGGCATGGCTGGCCTGGACATCAGCAGCACGCACGCTGCGGCTAACACCAGATGTTTAAACCAGGTCATGTCCCCCCCATTTCCCATGCGGGCAAATGATTTATTTGCCCCTCCCGCTAAACCCCTGTCAGTTTCCTGACGGATGCTGATTTGATCCTAACGGATCGTTTCACCTTAACCGATTCGAGCACCTGACTAGCGCAGAGCTCATACACCTTAGACTGGCATATTCTCAGGATATCTGCAACTTCGTCAGGCCTCAACAGGCATTTGCACTGTAATATTCTCGCGTCCGGAATCACATGATCACCGCTGTCCACAAACAACGGCACCAACGTCTTGCGGAAATCTGTATTGGACATATCCACTCCTTTCCCGTCTCAGGCCTGCCGAAAAGCTGGCCTGAGACGACACGTGTCGCACAAAAACCGATTTCAGACCAACTCTTTGACACGCGGAGCCTTGTCGATACGGACCAGTCCGGCAATCACCTGTCTGGACGACGCAACATCCAGGAACCTTTCGTGCTCCAGCTTGGTTACGTGTTTGATGTATCCTCTCAAATTTCGATCATTCCAACGCAATTTGCGCTGGAGCAATTTAATCTTCCTCCATTGCGCAGCACTGCATCCAGGCGGATAATCATCTTTCGCTGGCCTCTGATTTGGAGTGACCGCACTGGACACCAGGCGCATCCTGTGCAGAATCCCCTTTAGCTCACCGCAGTCCATGTTGGAGCAGCTGGATTTGCCGGTCCATTGCTCCAAGCAAGTGACGTACTCCAGATCGTTCATTCCGATCTCTTTTTTCAAGATATGAATCTGAGCCAGCAGGCTTGTGCGGCTTGATTTCATCTTAAAACCTCCATGGTCCAGCTGATATCCCTAGGCTATGGCCGTCTCAAAGGGCTCCACCACGAAGTCCTCACTCTGGGCAATCGTAATCCCCTTTACCACAATTACAGAGTCGGGCTCGGCCAGCACGGCCTCTTTGTTCACCTCTTCTTTGATTCTGATAAAGCGACCCAGGCCAAAGCTCCGCAACTGTTCGATCACCTGATCCGCTCCACGCACAATCACCCGGGGAGGAGTGGTCCTCCACCTGACTTCTCCTGTCTCGAGCGATGCGCGCTTAACCTTTCCACCCTGTGTAAGTTCGCTCCGATTAGCTTCACACCAAATCTGCACACCAGCCGTCAGAGCCTTCACTGCCTCAATGTGCGGCCTGGCCATCTCCTCGTATCGTTCCTTGATCGCCGCCATCTCCTCATTCATCTCCGTCTCGATCCGAGTCCGCTCGCGCTCGCGCCTCCCGATCTCGGCAATGGCCGATACCACCTGTTCACGGCTCTGGGGAACACCAAACTCCACCGCTCTCTGCCTTATTCTCCTCATGCCATATCCCCTTGCTTGAACGAATGGAAATTGCGCCTGATCCACCACCGGATTTGGGCTTCCACCGTGCGCTCTTCGTTCTGTGCTATCCTCCCGATCTCTTCGAGGAGTTCGGGGTATCCGGATAGATCGATCCATACCCCTCTCAAGTGCCCTTCGGTCATTGAACCTTTCGCCTTGCACCTTCTACGCCCGCTATCGCACTGACGGCACCAGTAACTCAGCCCGTCCTTTGTAGACCCGTTCTTACTGAATGACTCGACGCTCTTGATTTGCCCGCAACGGCTGCAGCGTTTCATCCCATCCTGAACACTGCCCTTTGAGACTGCTCTCCCCAACGCTTGACTCATCATCGTTCCTCCCTTGGCGAGATGACCACTCTGTCCCAGAACTATTAGTTTCAGCTCCTCCACATCCTTGTCGTCAAATTTACCCTCGCGCGCGGCGATCCCCTCGCTGCACCCCCAGCAACAGGGGAGTCCACGTTTGATATGAACTCGGCTCCCCCGATACTCTTGGTTGGCGATGCATGACGCAACGGTGATCGTGGCATGCATTCTCTCACACCTCACGGCCTACCCTCCGTCCATGCGGGACAACGAGAAACCTGCAGCTCCCGATGATTTTCACAACCGAGAATTCCTGCATGCCCACCCGGATGCTGTCTCCGGTCTGCAATTCCAAGACTCTCACTCCTCGTCTTGACCGGTCGGTTTTCCAACCTGGCTCCAATGTCAGTTTCAGCTCTCCCTGCACCATTACCCCACTATCGCCCATTTTTCAGACCCCTCCAGCCTCTGCAGCGCGCGCCCATTTCGCAGCGCCCACGCGATCGCGTCGTAGTAATCAGGGGCATCCATGTAGGTCTCGAAGCTTACCCCGACATACATCCCCGCCAGGCTCCTGCGGTATCGATGATGATCGTCCTTGCGCTGGATCAACCTCCTGAAAACACGTATCAACCCTCTTCTCATTTCCCATCCTCCTTTTTCACGTCCATACAGTTATTCGGGAACACCTGGATATACGGCCTGATGCCTCGAAAATCGCACGCCATGCAGTACCAGTATTTGACCGGTTCATTGTGCGACTCATACCATCCCCACCTCATCAGCCTCTTTCCACAGTTCTTGCAATGTGGCGCCCTCATCTGTGCTTCGTCTCCCCTTAGGCACCCGATGGCCTAAACATGAGGCCCAGCGCCTCTTCCACATCTCCGGAAAAGAGCCTCACCAGATCTGCAAGCTTTTCGAGGTACCGGAAGAAGCCGGCTCTCCGCGCCTGGTAAACCACCGGACCCGCCTTTTCCATCGCCTCCGGGTAGTCGTCGACCAGGCTCTTCCAGTACATGGCCAAAAAATCATCCGTCGGAGACCCAACCTGTCGCAGATAGCCTATCCGGCTGAATACGTACGTTTCCCCAGCTGCGCTCAAGGCTTTATGCAGGACAGGAAGTCCAACCAGCACCACGCCACACCCAGATTCGTACAGCTGCCGGAACACCTCCACCAGACGCAGCACGTTCCGGCGCGTTCGGTTCCCCATGAGCAGGTCGGCCTCGTCAACAATCAGGAACCGTCCCATGGCAGCCTCGCATAGCCTGGCCATTTTGGCGTCATTGCCGCCGTCAGAGCTCAGATTCCACAGCCGGCAAAGGTCCCCGAGTAATCCACCAAGAGACTGACCCATCCTGGCCGTGTAAACGTCGGCCCCGTAACCGTGCCCATACCGGTTCACCACCCATGTCTTTCCAACCCCGGACGCCCCGACCAGTACCGCGAAATCGTGTTGCCTGCGCACCATATCCATCAGCACCCAAGCCTGCTTCTGGCCAGGGGTGAGCGGTTTTTCCTCAAGCCCGTCAGGAGCGACTTCCGGTAGCGCTTCTGCCCCTTTTTGTGCAACCCTCTCCTCCAGGAATCTACGTAGTGCATCCTCCACTTCCGATTTGCCGGAGTATTTCCCGTTGATCACCTGACTCACGCACGACTTGCTTTTCCCACTCTCCAGAGCCAGCTCTCCCAGGCTCATTCCGCTCGCCTTCAACAGTTGATGCATGCTGACCTTCACGGCGATCACTCCTCCCTCATTTGATGTTGTCGTTCGCCCCCTACGAGCTGTCACCCATCAGTCTTTCATACATCTGTTCCAGCTTCCTCCCGGCCTCGGCGGTCTTTGGTTGGAGCTCACGCATCTTGATGTCCTTTTCCGCCTGCCTGGCCGTTGCAGCAGCCCCCGACATTCTCAACACCCGTCCGCCTCCCCTCTTTCCTCCACTATCTTCACCCTGAAACAGCCCGAATCCGCTCACCACCTGGGACACCTGCTCCTTCCACCACTTTCTGAGCTTCGACTGGCGGATCAGTTTTTCTCGCAGCCCATTGTGGTTCCTCGGGTCTTGCACCGCCCACGGCTCGGCCAGGTCGATATAGGACCCGTCGAGGTCCGTGATTATGGCTGGCGCCTCCACGTCATACGGATCCACGCTCACCTGCACCCGATCCTTCCTCCCCGACAGCAGCGGGGAGTAGTAGCATCTCCGGTCTCCCTTTCGGACCATCAGTTCGACCACGCTCTGTCGCGGAGTGCGTAGATAGCGGGGCAGGAAGAGATAGTCGAGCGTCCGGTCGTCGAACACCGGGCGGTTCTGTTCCACCAGGCCGTTGAAGAAGACCTTCTCCGGCACGATCAGCTCCGCCTGCTCCTTCACCCTGCATTCCGATCGGTTGTGGCTCCGGATCACATAGAAGAACACTTCCAGGAACTCCTCGATCGAAAGGAGCTTCCCCCGCAGCCGCTCCTGTTTCAGGTGCCGGTTCCGTTCCTTGTTTATCCATGCATCCGCGTCGCGCTTCCGGTACCCCGGGGTGAAACGGTTCGCCAGCTCCCGCTCCAGGATGTTCATTTGGTTTTCGATCGGCTTGTTCCATGGCACGCCGGCCTGGGCCCGCCTATGGGCTACATCCCCATGCTGGGTGGTCGAGCTCCCGACCATCCGGTCCCCGATGATCCCGCTCCCCCTGCCATCGCCATTTCCTGCTTCACTAATCTCCCCGTACTTCAGCTTCCAGTCCAAGGCTCCGCCACACACCGCATACCCGGACAGCCCGGAAAGTATTTGGGCGACATGTTTCGATCCTTCCGGCTTCCCCCAGTCCGTGAAAATTTCATCGGGGATTCCCCACCGGAGAGCCTCCCGAAGACTGTGTCCGACGGTGAAGCTGTTGTAGTGGCCCATCTCCGGCCACACACCGGCCCAGTAACGGCTCGTGCAGTCCATCCAGATGTAGCACTCCGGGGTCATCGCCTCCCCGGTCTCCATGTCGAATACCTTGTAATCGAAGATGTGCTGGTCCCCGCAGAGCACCGTCATGACGGGCAGGCTCAGCCAGGAACGAACGATCTTGGGGATATAGTCTCGGTCGAAACCGATGGTCCCGCGCCGGATTCGGTCCCACACCCCACGAGGGATCTTGCCCACCGCACGCGTGAAGTTCGTGTAATCACCGATCTCCCAGCCCCGGCGCGCGGCTTCGGCGCACAGGTCCTCGTATGCCGCTCGCTTCCCGTTGCGGATGTTCCTGGCGTACGTCATGATCCCGTAGGCCATGGCTTCCTGGTCGAATTTCCGGGTCCGCGGGATTTCCACTTTGACCAGAGGCACCCCCGCAGAACTCGATAGCTCGACCATCTGTTCGCAGGCATTTGCGATGCGCCAGCTCTCCACCTCCTCTGCCCACCGCCTGATGGTGGGATCCGACCTGCCGTATTTCGTGGCCAGCATACTCACAACCGAGCCCTTATCGCCCCAGTCCGCTTCCTCCAGGGCTCTTGCACATTCCAGTTTTGCCTGAACCTCTGGATCGGCAAGCTTTGGAGGGCTCAGCTTCTTCGCCCTAAGCCATGCCTGCATCGAATCCATGTCAGGCTCTGCGAGCTCAGGGCGAATGAGTCCAAGAGCTTCGCGAATGTCGCTAGGAAGGTCTTGGAACTCAAACGTGAGGTCCCCTCTCTTGTTCAGGGCATGGCCCTTCCAGCCTTCCTTCCTGGCGAGCCGCCTAATGTACCGCGCGCTACATCCCTTGGCTTTCGCGATCTCGCTTACCGTGTACCGCATCACGCCCCCCCCCCAACACCAGATCTAGGTCGGCATCCCAGCATGCCCCTGGCGAAAATCACACCTCCACCTCCTCCGGAAGGCCCAGGATCTCGGTCGGACACCCCTTTTCAAGCAGGTAGCCGAGCACCCTGCGGTTATTCTTTCTCCCATGGATCGTGCAGGTAACAAGGGACCGCCCAACCCCAAGCTCCCTGGCGATCTTGGCCGGACGGTTTCCGCTCCTGATCATCCAAACCCATATTTCCCTGGTGTTCCGTTCTTTCCGTTTTGTCATCTCTCTTTCCTTTCAACTCTGGCCTAAAGCCTTTCGTCCGGAGTAACACTACAATTCCGCCTCTATCTGCCGCATCCGCTTCCTGGACTCTTTTATTAGATGTAATTGCCTGGCCCATTCCAGCAACCGGCTCTCTTTCTCATCGATCACCTTCGCTCCAAGCGGGCCTGCCAGGGCCACAAGGGCGGAATTGTCTTTCACCACTGCGCAAAAAACGGGAATCGCCTGGACGGATGGAACATGATCCAGAGCCTTAGGGTTCAGCCACTTCTCGAACGTGGCCAGGGTGAGCCCGCCCTTGCCCTTCACCAGGTGAGCTCCGTACCTGCGCGCAAGATCGTTCATCCGGTCCACGATCTCCCCCCTGGAAAGACCGCATCGCTTCGCCGCTCCGTTCATGGCCTCCTTCAACCCGGCCACGACATTGAAGCTGCTCGATCCAAAAAGCGTCAGCTGCACCGGACCTTCTTTCATCTCCTTCTCTCCATCCATTATCCGGACAACCCCAAAACCGATGTCCGAAATCTTTCCTTTTTGGATGTTGACCCGTACACCCACCCTGAAGTAATGTTGTCGTGCTGGTATATTTGTACTACGGATCATATCTATACACACCCGTACGGTCATAGTCAATGAATAAAATGACCATCTGGGCGGTTCCCAAAACCAAAATTCTCCTGTTACGCCCATTCGGTCATAATAGCCTTTTATGTCAGCTAGTTAGCTTACTGGTTCCGAATATTTCTTTGGTTCCTAATTTGGTTCCGAATTTCAGTACTTTTTTGGGAACCAAAAATGAACTTCAGTGGACGACCAAATGGTGTTGCATTCTAGGATCAAGGACGTCAGGGGCCACCTTACGCAGCAGGCTTTTGCCGCGAAGCTGGATGTCCATTTTCGCACCGTCCAGCGTTGGGAAGCCGGAACACGGCTGCCCTGTGCCGATGACCTGCTTAAGATGCAGCAGCAGTTTGGAATTTCCATCGACTGGCTATTGTCTGGCGCCGGACCGAAATACCTGAGGGCTGCGGATGTAGAAAAACGGCCTGGAGAGCCGGATGAAAGGAGACTCCCAGCCGGCGCTCCTCCCGTCGTGAGGCTCGAAGACGCGCCGGTGGAGCGCATTAAAATGTGGCTGGACGAGCTTATCGCGGAGAACACGGCCTACCGCGGCTGGCTGGATATTGAATTCCCCAAGCGCTTCCCAGAGTACCGGGAATGGACGGAAAAAAAACGACAGACCCAGCTTCTTGAGAATAGTGAACCCCTGACGGAAAACAGCGCATGA